GAATCGTGGGCATCTTCGGTAAGAACTATTCAGGCAAGTCATCGGTTATTGATAGTATGCTTTACACTATGTTTAACACGACATCAAAGAACGAACGCAAGAATTACAATATTATTAATCAAAACAAGAAGAACTGTATTGGCACGATTGACCTTCAAATTGGTGAGAAGACTTATACTATCGAGAGGAAGTCCGAGAAATATATAAAGCGCCTCAAGGGTGTAGAGACCAATGAGGCCAGGACCTTCTTGGACTTTACGCAAGACGGCGATTTAAGCCTTAACGGCACGACGCGCAATGAAACTGATGCTAATATTCGCAAGCAGTTTGGTACAATTGAGGACTTTTTATTGACGTCAATGGCTAGCCAGCTTGATTCTTTGAGCTTTATTAAGGAAGGATCCACAAAACGTAAAGAGATCCTAGCTAAGTTCTTGGATTTAGAGATCTTTGAGAAGAAGTTTAAGTTAGCAAAAGAAGACTCAGCTGACTTGAAAGCTGTTCTTCGACGCGTCGGTGACGCAGATTACGATAAAGACATCGCAATTGCCGAGGTTCATAGTGAAGAAGCTCAGAAAGAGTTACTAGCCGACACTAAGAACTGTGATGCTATACGCCTACAGTTGGTTGAAAACGAGCAAGTGTATAATGATTTGACTGAGCAGATCGATTCTATCCCAACTGAGCGTCTAAACATCAAGAAGTTGGTCGAGAAAAGAAAGCAACTAACCACTAATATTCAAGATACAAAGGACAATATCAGCGAATTAAAGCAAGAGATAGTCCAGTTCGATGGGAAGCTAAAAACTTATGATGATTTCCTAACGACGATTAACATTGAAGAATTATTAGAAGAGAAGAAGCAGTACGACGATTTTAAACAGCGTTACGATGAGACTGTAAACCGTGCCCGGATTATGGACAACGATTATAAAACAATGGCCAAGAAGCTGAATCTTCTTGACA